ATGACTGCTTTAATACCATACTCTGATGCTGTCCTTACTGTATCACCGAATGGAAAGAATCCATCACTTGCTAATACAGCACCTTTAATATCATCCTTGGCAGTTAATGCAATCTTAGCAGAACCAACACGGTTCATTTGTCCTGCACCAACTCCCAAGGTTACTCCCTGACGAGCAACTACAATTGCATTAGAACGAACATGCCTTACTACCTTCCAAGCAAAAGTAAGATCAATTACTTCTTGCATAGTTGGTTCGCGTTCAGTAACAAACTTCCAATCAGAAGTAAAAGTTGTGACTGGTACGTTATCCTTCTCCTGTACTAAAATTCCACCCAAGATACTTCTAAGATTATACTTTCTAACCTTTATACCATTAACATCTAACTCAAGCAATCTCAAATTCTTCTTAGCAGAAAGAATAACTCTTGCTTCTTCACTAAACAATGGTGCAACTATACACTCATAGAAACTTTTAACTATCTCACCAGCACACTCAGCATCTACTACACCATTAAGTGCAATAATACCACCAAAGCAACTTATCCTGTCTGCATCCAATGCCCTAACAAGAGCATCATATAGAGTATCACCTATTGCAGCACCACAAGGATTAGTATGTTTAATAACAACACATCCAGGTTGGCCAGCAAACTCCTGTACTGTAGATACAGCAGCATCCAAGTCAATAAGATTATTATAACTCAGTTCCTTACCTTGTAGTTGCTCTGCAGTTGATAACCCATCATCTGGGAAAGCAAACCATCCTGCCTCTTGATGTGGGTTTTCACCATAACGTAAGGTCTGCCTAAGTTCTAAACCCGATACTAATTTGTCTCCAGTTATATCCATCTAATCAACCTCCTGCTGCGTCGCAACCAATGTGACTACCAACAACTGCACCTAATGGAATTGCCCACCAGCGGCCATCTCCTCTAGACAATGCAGCACCTGCACCACCACCTAATAATGCACCAGCAATCTTACCATCAGAACAATCATTCTCATCATACTCTTCATAAGTTCTTGTTCTATGAGTATTTTCATATGTTCTTTCTCTATTATATCTTCTGCAAGGATACTCAATTGTATCTGTCCAAGACTTTATATAACCAGGAGAATCTGATGTTCCTGGTACATATTCTTCTCTATACTCTTCTCTATAACAAGTATTAGTCTCAGAATACCCAGACTGTTGATGATGTGCTAATGCTGGAGTCATAGAACTCAGAGCAATAACAGAGGCCAGTAAAACTTTCATTGTTTCCTTTGTTATACTATAACTATATACGAAAAAAAGGTTCCAGTCAAGGAACCCTGTGACACTTTATTTACAGGTCTCCCTGCTTTCGGTTCTCTGATTTATGAACATCAAACTCACCACCAGGATATCTTGCCTTTAATTTATCAACATTCATTTCAATTACTTCATCAAATGTAGTATCAAGTGCCATACAGGCTTGGGCAAGATACCAGCAGATGTCACCTAGTTCTCTCTTCATATGGAAAATATTATCTTCATTATATGGTTTCCCTTGAAGAATAATCTTCTTTACTACTTCTGTAAACTCACCTGCTTCAGCAGTCAATCCAAGTGCCGCAGTTAATAAACGTGGTACATCTGCATCCTTCTCTACATCTAATGATGTTATACGAGAAAGCAATTCTGGTAAATCACTACTGGGTTTGCTTGTGACTCCAGCAACGAAGTCAAGGTATTTTACGGTATCTACTGTCATTAGAATTTAAATTCAGAGAATGATTTCTTTGCCTTTGTTTCCCTATCATTATACTCTTCATCCTTACCATTGTCAAGAATATCTTCCTGTGCTGTCTGTTCACAATCATACAATCTCATCTTTGCTCTATCAATACCAATAACAAATCTCTTATTCATTGTAGGATCATTATAACGATTCTTTAACTGCTTAACCATTATCTGATTCAACCCCTCCAAGTCTTCTGTAGAAATAAGGGCAAACATAAGATCAGCAGTAGCAGGGAGTCCAAAAGATTCAGAGGTGTCAGTAAGCTCAACATCAGAACTACCGTAACCGCTACGAGTAGTTTGAGTGGCAGATACAATCGGAAGGTTCGCCTCAACTGCGAGACCCCGTAATTCTTCTGCGATTGCTTTGATGTAGGAATAGGAGTTGACATTACTTCCTGCTCTGTATCTTGATGAGGCACAAATATTCAAATAGTCTATGAATATTATATCAGGTCTAAATGACTTCTTCAAGGCCAACTCTTGTAACAATGACTTGAAGTGGCCGCTATGTGCTGATGCAGTTGGATACTCTTTAACAATCAAAGTCCCCTGTGTCTTCTGAGCAAGATTGTTTATCTTGGTCTCAAACATAGGTTTGGGTAAATCTGTTATATCTTGTATTGGAACATTAAGTAAATTAGCATCGATCCTCTCCGCAATCTTTTCCTCTGCCATTTCGAGAGTGATGTATAAGACGTTCTTTCCCTGGAGGAGAGCTGCGCTTGCCACATGACACATGAATAAAGACTTTCCAACCCCTGTGCCAGCAAGAGCAATGTTGAGAGTTTTATTCGGTAGACCGCCTTTCGTAATCTTATTGAAGTATTCGAGATCGAATTCAAGTTTGTCTTCCTTCCTGTGGTACGATTCAAACCTGGCTTCGTAGTCTTGTAAGTAGTCATGTCCTATGTTGTTATCAAATGATACTGCTAGTGCATCAGAGAGAATAGATGGAATAGCATCCCTTCCTTTCTGCTCACTTTTTCCATCAGCAAGTTGAATAGATTCCATCAATGCCAAATAGATGGCACGATCCCTACACCATTTCTCTGTAGTATTTACTAACCATTCAAACTCAGAAGGTTCATCTTCCAAGTTACTAATCAATGTAGTAATCTGTTTAAAAGAATCATCATTAATATCCTGTCTCTTCTCAGTCTCTATACATAATATCTCTTTAGTAGCAGGTTGATTATATTCAGTAACAAAACTCAGAATCTCCTCAAAGACAATACGCTGATTACTATCCTCAAAGTAATCTGCCTTAAGAAAAGGAATTACCTTACGGACATACTCCTCATTATATAAAAGATTCCTAAGAATCAAAAACTCAACTGTGTCCATGATGTGGGTTGTCTGGTGAATGCTTGATATCAAAAACAAAAGTGATCCGTTCTACTTCTCCAAGATTAACCGTTCCGTGTGGCATCTTATTATTAAACCACAAAAACGTCCCTGGGTCAACCACTACAGAATCATTGCCACAAAAATACTTATATTGGCCTTGTATGGATATGTGATATCTATCCCGTGTTTGATAATAAGTTCCTTCATCTATGTGTGCTCCAACCATCCCATCAACAGGAAGACCAAGGAATCCACACCTATGAAGTTGCTTTCCATTAGTTAATTTCTTTACAAGTTTTCTAATCTCACTATGCCTTTCATATGCAGGAGTTGGAATATTAAATTCAGAATCCCCTACAAAATCATTCTTACCTTGGACAACCCCCATCATAAGTTGAAGATTATTAACAGGCACATCATCATATCCACGATCAACTAAAGAATAATGATGTTCAACTTCTTTCTGATTACCCCAATCCTCCGAATAGGCCTCAAGTTGTTTCAGAACTTTCTTTATAGAAACTCCAGTCTTTATGACTTTGATATTCTTCATGATCCATAACTAAACTCTTTCTGTGATATTTCATCTAATGCTTGAAGAACCTCATCTGTAAAATACTCTTCAGGTTTAGAATAGATCTGTTTAGCATAAACCTTCTTACCACCAATCTCATAACGACCAGCAACATTCTTCCACAAGCCTCCAATCTCTCCTAGTTCAAGGAGACCATAGTACTTATCTAAACCACGTTGATCATAATACAAACGTATATCAACTTGCTTATTCTCTTTACTTAAACGTGATTTATGCGTCTTAGCTTTGATAATGTTTCCGATGACTTCCTTGCCATCCTTCTCTTTTTTCTTTCCGAGATAAATGATTGTACTAGCTGCGTACTTGAGTCCCGAACCCCCTCCCATTTCTTTAGTTGGAACATAAGCTCCGATGACATCATACGTATGGTTCGTGACAATGAGTGGGACATTCGCTTGGCCGAGTTTTAGTGTTAACATTCTGAACGCACCTTTGACCAATTGTGATTTGGTCATATCACGGACTTGTTTATCGTCCAGTGCGTCTCTAATTTCTTTCTCTGTGGAAAGCATTCCCAGAGAGTCTAGCACAAACATACAAGGTTTTCTATCTTGTATGTCAGTCTTTAAATATATATCAATTGCTTTAAGTGCCTTAGTACGAAACTCCTCAATGGTTACTACATTAATAACCACAAATCTCTTCGTATCAATATCTCTACTCTCTAAAAGTGACCTAGTAATGCTACTCTCAGTATCAAAATAGAGTACATAAGCATCGGGGTTAGTATCCAAAAAGTTCTTGGCAACGGCGAGAGCGAAAAAAGTCTTTCCAGTACTAGATTCTCCAGCAATTGCAGTGATCTTATTACTAGATACCCCACCAAATATGCTACCTGATACAAGTCCGTTAAAAACCAAC